CGCGGAGGTCGCAGTACTTGCACAGACGCTTCATCGCCGTCTCGTACGCGCCGACGGGGCAGTGGGCGAGGCAGTACTTGCGAGAGGGCTGGCTACTACCACCACACTCGACGACCACGTCGTAATCGGCCTCGCACTCGTAGCATCGGCGAGCCGCAACCACGTGCACGTAGGTCGTGTGGTCGGGCGTGTGTGCGTTGCAGTATTGGGCACGGTGGAACTCGCTCTTGCCGTAGATGGCGTCCGCACGACACGTGCCAAACTGGCACGTCTTTTTCTCGATGGATATCATACCATTTTCTTTGTGTTGCGCGCAAAACATGCCGACGGTCTGGTCGGGCGTGTTGAAGGATGGTATCTTGGTGCAGTCGGGATGCACACACCGCTTGTTTTTCACGTTGACCATCCCCTCGGTCGCGTGGGCTTGGCAAAACCGGCCGACGGTCTGGTCGGGCGTGTTGAAGGCAGGTTGCTTGGTGCAGTCTGGATGCGCACACCGCTTGGACTTTACGTCGACCATCCCCTCGGTCGCGTGGGCTTGGCAAAACCGGCCGACGGTCTGGTCGGGCGTGTTGAAGGCAGGTTGCTTGGTGCAGTCTGGATGCGCACACCGCTTGGACTTTACGTCGACCATCCCCTCGGTCGCGTGGGTTTTGCAAAACAAGCCTACGGTCTGGTCGGGCGTGTTGAAGGTTGGGTGCTTGGTGCAGTTTGGATGCGCACACCGCTTGTTTTTCACGTTGACCATCCCCTCGGTCGCGTGGGCTTGGCAAAACATCCCGACGGAATGGTCGGGCGTGTTGAATACAGGGGTGATTTTGGTGCAGTTTGGATGCGCACACCGCTTGGACCTCACGTCGACCATCCCCTCGGTTGCGTGGGCTTTGCAAAACAGGCCGTCGGTCTGGTCGGGCGTGTTGAAGGATGGTCTCTTGGTGCAGTCTGGATGCGCACATCTCTTGGATTTCACGTCGACCATCCCCTCGGTCGCGTGGTCTTTGCAAAATATCCCGACTATCTGGTCGGGCGTGTTGAATACAGGGGTGATTTTGGTGCAGTTTGGATGCGCACACCGCTTGTTTTTCACGTCGACCATCCCCTCGGTCGCGTGGGCTTTGCAAAACAGGCCGCCGGTCTGGTCGGGCGTGTTGAAGGATGGTTGCTTGGTGCAGTCTGGATGCGCACACCGCTTGGATAACACGTTGACCATCCCATCGGTCGTGTGGGATTTACAAAACCTGCCGACGCCGGTCTGGTCGGGCGCGTTGAAGGCAGGTTTCTTGGTGCAGTCTGCATGTGCACATTTGCGAACCATTTGGTTTTTGGTTGCGTTTGATTTGGTTTAAATCATTCGAAGAGTCGACGATGAGTCGATGACCAACAATCGCTCTCTACCGTGATTGATGTCAACTTTACACAGCCAACATCTTAGTTTGAGAGTCATAAATTTGCCCTTCGAAATCTATGCTCCCCAAACGAAGATTTTGGAAGGCTGAACAAACGCTTCAGAGTGCGTTTTCGCAGCACTTTTTCTAGGGTGCTAGTACTTGATGTGGGCCAAGTAACGTAGAAATCAAAATCTTCGTTTGGGATGGATAAATTATTGTTCTCCAGTGTCTCCACACGGCTTTCGTTGGTTATAATAGACTGTCCCAGGCGACAACACGAGTGACACGACCTATTCGTACTTTCAAACGGCTGGTACGCACGCCAACTACGATTCACAACCTCGCGTGTCGGCCAATGTGAAATGATTTAAAAGGCCACTAACGTCGCTTGAAAGCAAACCTGCATGTCTTACATCAATGCGACCGTTCAGACGCTATTCTTCGCCGAGATGCGCATCCGAAGGGCAAAGAGAGCCATTTATCTAGAAGACTCGGATGTCCCAGAACTGCATCGAAAGCGCCTAGACAAATGCCTCAACATGATACTGTGCCACGACCCAGACGTTTGGTCGGGTGGGACGGGGGTCTTGCTGGTTGCGACCAAGGTCCCGGCCGTACTTACACCATCCCAACACGTCGCAATCGTCGACCGAGCCGACGCGTTGGATCACCACACCTACGACCGAGCGTTCCGTCGCCTTCAAGACGAGGGATTCGGATTCTTCGTGAGAAGAACCCTCGAATACCGAGACCGGATGCGCTGTAACTTGGAGCGCAAAGACGCTTACCTGTCGTATCACTCGTTCGACGCCATCGAGCGGTTTGAACGGGGCTTCTCGGACGAGTTTGATGCTTTTTCGATGGAAGCCGAACGCGCCCTGCAACTCGGCCTACAGCGACATGGAGCCGTGTTTGAACGCGCTCGGTCGGTAACGCACCACCAATCGACCCCGAGCATTCTGTTCCGGGTCGAGCATGGCCCGTGCGAGTGTCCCAACATCGATTTTCTGAGAGGCCTTCTATTCGACCGTTTCCCCATGCTCTTTGAAGACGAAGACGACTGTCCGTTTCCCCATGCTCTTTGAAGACGAAGACGACTGTCCGTTTGCATGCGACGACTAGAGACTTTCGACCACTGACGACCAGTCCCCGATTTCAGCACGTCGGTGGATGGATGGTCCGATTCATGCACACTACATGTGGACGAAGCATTTTTGAAGGGCGTGAGTACTCGATTTGGGCTACGAACCATTGAAAAGTATATCGAAAATCCGGATTTCCTCTTTTGTCAATCCTTCCAAAATCTTCGTTTGGGAGGGATAAAGTTTATGCATCCCAAACGAAGATTTTGGAAGGAGGAACAAAAGATGCAATGGGAGGTAAGTAGCAGACGACTGGTCTGTCGATCGTGGACATAGCTCAGACGATGAGTCGGACAGTAGAACTCACATCTTGGTGTGACGGTCGATTGAGTCAACATGTGACATGACGATGTGTCTGTCAAAGTCACAAGATGTTGATAGCATGCCAGTGACGTGTCTGTCAAAATAACAAGATGATGACAACATGACGATGTATCTGTCAAAATCACAAGATGAACGAGTGACGAATCGCTGACGATGTGTCTGTCAAAGTCACAAGATGAACGAGTGACAGCCGTCGGCAACTAGTCCCCTTTTTTCGACAATCTTACGCTCACCAAACGAAGATTCTGTAATGAGGAACAAAAGATGAAACGCGGATGCTCGATGCACTTTTCAAGGGTGTGAGTACTCAATTTGGGCCAAGAACCATTGAAAAGTGCTTCGAAAATCCCACATGTCATGTTTTGTTCTTCCTTCCAAAATCTTCGTTTGGGACGGGTAAATCTCCATTTTGAACATTTCGACAAAAGTGTCAACCTGGATTCTTGGTCAGCCGTGTTAAAGAGCGTGCATGCCAGCCGTGTTAAAGAGCGTGCATGCCAGCCGTGTTAAAGAGCGTGCATGCCAGCCGTGTGAGCGTGCATGCCAGCCGTGTGAGCGTGCATGCCAGCCGTGTGAGCGTGCAAGTAAACCTCAACTTCAGAGTCACAAGATGAAAATGGCATGCTGATGTGTCTGTCCACCTCACAAGATGTTGATAGCGTCGATGCATGTCGAACTCAACTTCAGAGTCAAGATGAAGATAGCATGCTGATGTGCCTTTCCAACTCACACTGTGATGCTGTCATGATGGGCCCACATTGTTAAAAGAGCGTGCGTGCCAGCCCGGCTAAAGAGCGTGCGCGCCAGCCCGGCTAAAGAGCGTGCGCGCCAGCCCGGCTAAAGAGCGTACAAAGTACATCACCGATCATGTTAAAGGGGCGTGCGACGTGCGTGCGAGCCGTTTTAAAGCCTCACCTTGCAAAATCTTCGTTTGGGGAGCATAAAAGTGGCATGAAAAAGTAGATAAGAAAACTCGATAACAACAAAAGCAAGTATTTGGGTAGTAAAGCACCCGAAAAGGTAATGAATTCTACCATTTGTGTCTATCTTGGGGCATTTTAATACCAAAATCCGTGCGTATGCTGTTATCGAGTTTTCTTATCTACGTTTTCATAAGTGCTTTACCCGAGGCCCTGAAAGGGCGACGTTTTTGCTCGCCACATTGCCACCGGTATGGCGAACAAAAAATTGCGCGATTTCGCACCCACGACTTAACGAATGAACTTGCATACGTGAGTACTCAACAATCAGGCCAATTTGACACATTTCTTTTAAATCATTTTAGTGTCTATTGGAAAGTAGCCTGATTGTTGAGTACTCACGTATGCAAGTTCATTCGTTAAGTCGTGGGTGCGAAATCGCGCAATTTTTTGTTCAATACATGGCACATTGGAGACTCATGCATTTCGTTCGGCCGTATTAGTCTACTAGTAGTACTGTAGACCACCATCGACGACTCTACTGATGGTTCAGTGTGTTCGTTAAGAGCAACATGAAGATGATGCGACGACCGTTACAATACCATTTAGAGAGAACCTTTACCCCTCCCAAACGAAGATTTTGGAACGATGAACAAAAGAGTTAATGCGGATTTCGAAGGAAGCACTTTTCAATTGTTAGTGCCCCAAATTGAGCACTCAAGCCCTTGAAAAGTGCTTCGAAAATCATCTTTGGTTCATCGTTCCAAAATCTTCGTTTGGGGGAGCATAAGCATCACGCTACAATGTTAATGGTTACTAAAATGACGACCGGCTCGCATCGTCTCTGCGATTACCCGACGGTCTCGTCTGCCGTGGATGTGTACCAATGCGCCAGCGGGGAAAAACTCGCAGAAACCAAAAACAGAGACGAGTTGAGACGTCGCTACGATGTGTTTGAGATGGTGGTGAATGCGATTGCGTCATCCGCGCAGTCTCCCACGTCCGAGTCGCATTCCACGTTTTCCCCGCCACAGCCGACGTATGCGCCCCACGAGGTGAAGCGCCACTCACTCGCCGACTTGGTTGTCCGGAGTCGAGTGACTGGGGGTGGAATGACGAAGGACGATGCCATTCGCCTCCTCGAAGCATGCGATCCTCAGTTGCTGGTCAAGTTTATGCTCCCCAAACGAAGATTTTGGAAGGATGAACAAAAGATGAAATCCGGATTTTCGACTGACTTTTCAATGGCTCGTGGCCCAAATCGAGTACTCACGCCCTTGAAAAGTGCTTCGAACATCCGGATTTCATCTTTTGTTCCACCTTCCAAAATCTTCGTTTGGGAGGGATAAAGTTCACCCGGGAGGAAATCCTGTACAGCCGGTCGTTTCGGGACATATGCGGATTACCCGAATATCAGGACTATCGCTACGAACTATTGTTTCATCTGGGAATTGCACACGAAGACGAAAGCTACGTGGAAGATGAGCTCATCCTCCACACTGGTGCAAGCGAACGCCTGGGTGTCCACCTACCAGGCTCTAAACGCGACAGGAACTACTGACGGGCGAATGCATCCCAATCGAGATTTTCGACGGTCGAACGAGACGTTCGATGCGTCTTTGCTCGCATGAAGGAATTTTCATTCAACAAATCGTAGCCATCGTGCTCATCTCCTTGTGACTTTACAGACCGCGAATCGTTAAATCTACTCTTGTGATTTCGACAGTAAGAATCAAGATGCGTGCGTGCAAGCCGTAACCGACGCAACCGTGGAGGATATGATGTTGTCTGAAGACTTTGAACCCACTTGATGATATCATGATGATGTGTCTGTCTTCGTAGAGAGTGTAGAATTCAGTGGCAACTCACACGCTGATGATGGCATGAAACGTTTCACATGATGATAGAATGATGATGTTCATGTAAGGCTCGATGATTATGGTCATCACGTTACACTCAGCCTAAAGATGCCAGCCATGTTAAAGGGCGTGTGTTCCAGCCCAACTTAAATGGTTAAAGTGGCGTGTGTCACCGAAAACTGTCACGGACTAACTGTTCGAAGATGTGTCTGTCGAACTCACAAGATGATGAACAAGGTGGCGAGAAAAAGTTGCACTTTCAGACGTCATGTCATGCCCAAAAATCGACTCTAATGGTCGATGAATCAAATACATGCCTTTGTAGTTATTGACTGTTCGCGTATCTATATGTTCATACTTTTTTGACCGAGGCCTGATGATAGCCTGCCGATGATAGCACGATGATTTGTCTGTGACTCGACACTGAGTCGACAGACAACATGTTAGCATGCCGATGATAGCACGATGATGTGTCTATGACTCGACAGACAACACAACATGAAGTTACATCGCACCATCCGCGTTGAAGGAAATGAGAACTAGCCGCGTTAAAGGGCGTGCGTGTCGGTCGTGTTAAGGGGCGCGAGTGCCGGTCGTGTTTTTAAGGGCGTTTGTGTCGCGGTGATTGTTAGTCGACAGTTATGCTCCCCAAACGAAGATTTTGGAAGTCCGAACCAACCTTTCCGAATGCTTTTTCGAAGCAATTTTCAACGATTCGTAGCCCAAATCTAGTACTCACGCCCTTGAAAAGTGGTTCGAAAACGTATTCGGAAAGGCTGGTTCAGCATTCCAAAATCTTCGTTTGAGAGGGGTAACAGTGTGTGAATAGACATCTCACGATGATAGCATTACAATGTGTCTGTAGAAATCACAAGATGATGATAGCATGATGATGTGTCCGTCGAACTCACAGGATGATAGTAGCATGACAATGTGTCTGTAGAAATCACAAGATGATGATAGCACAGCAGTCGGCAACTAGTCCCCTTTTTTTCGACAATCTCCATTTCGAACATTTCGACAAAAGTGTCAACCACAAAATCCACCTTGAAATGTTTGTCGAAATGTTCGAAATGGAGATTGTCGAAAAAAGGGGACTAGTTGCCGACTGCTGTGATAGCATGATGATGTGTCTGTACAACTCACAGCCTAAGAGTTTACCCCTCCCAAACGAAGATTTTGGAAGGCCGAACAAACATTTCAGAACGCGTTTTCGAAGTACTTTTCAACGATTCGTAGCCCAAATATAGTACTCACTCCCTTGAAAAGTGCTTCGAAAACGCGTTCTGAAATGTTTGTTCGGCCTTCCAAAATCTTCGCTTGGGGAGCATAGAGTTACATGATGATAATAGCAGGCCGATGTGTGTCAACAATGACTCGACATATGATGACAGTTCGACGATGTGTCTTGTAACAATGACTCTACATCAACATAGATGCGCACGCATTTTAACGGATGACACATGGTAAAGGGGGCGTGCGTGCGAGCCGTGTTAAAGGGGCGTGCGAGCCGTGTTAAAGGGGTGTGCGTGCGAGCCGTGTTAAAGGGGTGTGCGTGCGAGCTGTGTTAAAGGGGTGTGCGTGCGAGCCGTGTTAAAGGGACGTGCGTAATTCACACGATGGATGATAGCATGATGTGCACATCCAAAACAAGCCATGATGCTATCACGATGATGATGATGACGTCTCAGTCGTCTGTCGAAATCACGATTATAGCATGCTCATGATGTGTCCGTCCATTCTCCACTGCCAGAATCTCCAGCGTCGAACTCACACGATGAGGTGGCCATGACAATGATGACATCCTGTCGTTACACATGACGATGTGACGTAACTAAATTCGAGTCACAAGTATGATAACTTGCACGTCGACGAAACAGTCTCGTTGGCGTCCGAATAGTACTTGTAGAACACACACTAGACAAACTCGACGGGTGGAACGATCAGCCGTCTAGCTAGACTCTCGTCAGTTTGTATGTGTAGCAAACTTTGCTGGGATTTCGGTCATCCCGGATTGGGACGCAACGAAACTCGTAACCGCCTAACTCTGGCAGGTCGCTGACGAAGGTCGTGTCGTCGGTTGCCTCCAAAAGGGTCATGTCGCCTTTCGGTCGGAGAAAATACACCGCTACCTGAGGGTCGTTGAGCGTGAGCGTTTCACCACTCGCTGGGATGAGTAATCCGCCCTCGGGGACTTGCACGACGTGCTCGCGGGGATTCGATTTCCGAGGGGACGTGTGCGGTTCATTCGGCTGTCTCGCACGGCCCATCGGCGAGTTGTGGCGTGGGCTCGTAAATGTGGCGACCCGCAGCGCGCGCTCGTGGACCCCCAGCGACTCGGGTGATGAACATGTGTGCGGGGTGGTCCATTCGCCAGCGGTTGCATCGGCCGCATCGCATGCGACACGCTTCGTCCACGTCGGTGTCATCATTTACGTAACGTACTACGTTTACTAAGTAGTACTAACGTTTCGTTTCCATGTTGTATTGGGCGATAGAACGCTGAAACGTGCGTCGAAAGAAACGCTCCGAAGTGTTTTTTCGAGCCTGCGTGTTCGAGAGCAGTGACGCGTTGTAGGAACAGTTGGAATGCGAGATGTCCGACGTGTCATTGTCCGTAGAGTCTGAGTGGCGACGGCGTAGACTATTAGACTAACAAAAGCGTCTGGGGGAACAAAAGGCGCATCTTGTCATCCGACGGCCCTATCCGAACGTATTTTCGATCGAATACGTCACGTACAAAAAGCCGTCGTCGTCTCGATGCCGTTCGAATACCTCGCGCATGAGGGACGACGTGCTGATGAGAGTGGCGTCATTCGCAAGCAGGTACATCGCCTGCTCGCTCGAGAGTTTCAAGCGCCTTTTGACCACAAACATGAACTGACCGACGGTCATCTCATTCGGTGCTAAAAATTTGGGCTTGTCGATTGGAGGCAGGGATGGCGATGACCTGGACCGCTCGACAATCACCGGAACTCGCCCTGGGAACTTGGTGCATATGCGCATCGACTCGGAACTGCGAGATGCGAAATCAAACGATTGTTGGAATGTCATTTACTATATGCTTTTGTCGTCGAGCACGCACATTTACCAGTGTGGCGACCCTGGCGAGCAGCTAAAAGGTGGCATGAAAAACGTAGATGAGAACATCGATGACTCGACGATGAGAACAACAAGCAATGATTTGGGTGTTTTTCATGCAACGCAATCGACTCTAATGTCCATTTTCATTGCATTATGGCGCGTGTTCCGTTCCGACCCAAATCATTGCTTGTTGCGCTTATCGATGCTCTTATCTACGTTTTTCATGCAACTTTCGACCGATGGCCCTGGTGATGGGCTGAAAGTGCGACCTTTTAACGTCACCTTTACACTTCCAGGGCCACATGCAACGAACGAATGTGAAGTGTTTGAAATGAATAGAGATATGAATGACAGGCTCGTTGCAACACTGCTTACCACTATTCCAAATCGTTCGGTTTGTTTTGGTCTCATAATGTTTGCACTGGACACGTGAGTCACTCGATACGAGTCGGTAGGTGATGCGGATCCGCATCATTGTGGAGAACAAAAAGTCGCACTTTCAGCCCTCGGTCGAAAGTGGCATGAAAAAGTAGATAAGAAAACTCGACAACAACAAAATCTCCCCAAACGAACGAAGATTTTGGAGGGCCAAACAAAGGCTTGCGTCTGTGATTTTGAACGGATTTTCAATGCGTCATTCCCAAATCGAATGCACAAGGTCAAAACAGATTTCCGAACGCGTGTTCGAAGCACTTTTACCCATCCCAAACGAAAATTTGGTACGGATGAACAAAAGATGAAATGCAGATGCTCAAAGCACTTTTCAAGGGCGTGACTACGTCATCCGGGCCACTGACCATTGAAAAGTCGGTCGAACATCCGCATTTATCTTTTGTGCATCCTTCCCAAATCTTCGTTTGACGTTACACGGGCTGGCATGCGCTCTTTAACACGGTCCGGGGTCGGGACCAGGCAGCAGCCGCCGCGTGCATGCCAGTCGTGTTAAAGGGCGTGCGTGCATGCCAGTCGTGTTAAAGGGCGTGCATGCGCTCTTTAACACGGTCCTGGGTCGGGACCATGCAGCAACAGCCGCGTGCATACCAGTCGTGTTAAGGGGCGTGTGTGTTAGTCGACATCTCTAGATTGATGAGAGCATGACGACGATGTGTCTGTCGAAATCACAAGATGATGATAGTATCGTCATATTAGTATGAATGTCGTTTCATCGCGACCGAGTCGTCATCCCGCAGTTCTTCACCGTTCCAAGAGAGCGCTCGGTCGGTCCGCGTGTGGCGAATCAGCGATGTGTGGCAACGTGCCGGTCGACGTTGTTGATGATGGTGCACTCGTAATCATCGCCGGTGAAGCGCATGATGCGCTCGGTTTCAAAGGTCCTTTTCATCGTGTCGAGGGCCTGTTGGGCCGCGTGTTGCTGTGCGTCGATTTTCAACTGCCCTTTTCCACGCCCCAGTAGGTAGGAGCGACCTCCAAAGGTGGCGGTGCACGTGACCTCAAAGACGGGGTTGTTGTGCGTGTGGATGGTGTGATTGATCCACGTGTACGTCGGCTGCTCGTAACGGATGGCGTCAAACAACTCTTTCAAGCGCGTTTTCGCGTCGAACAAGTTGTCATATTCCAGGTCCATGTCGTTGTGGACCAGGATGTTGTTCATGATATTTTGGCACACATAATACCCTACGCCGACGCAGTACTTCTTGTCCAGGAGCATCTCGGTCGCGCCGAAGAATGCCTCGAAGACGTCCTCCAATAGCTTGGTCTTCTGGCTGTGCAGCACCTTCTCGTCGGCCTTGATAAACTCCCAAAAGTTGAAGTGGTCGCCGAACCACGCGAGCCACCGCTTGGAAATGTAGTTTACTTTGACGCGCGCGAGGACCTTGACGCTCTTCTTGGACCGCATGTGGCTGTATTTGTGACAGAGATAGTGCATCACGCACTTGTTGACGACGGAATCGCCGAGAAACTCCCAAAATTCGTAGTTGGCGACGTCGTCGGAGCACGCCGACGGGTGGGTGAATACGGCCGCGTACACCGCCATGTTTTCGGGACTCGTCAGGAAGTCGAGCGCCTCCTTGCTGATGCCCGTCGCAGTCGTGAGGACGTTCTGCAGAAAGTATTTGAACGCGTCGCCCCGGGGGGGGTTATTGTGCGTGGTCTGCTGCACGGGAGAACGCGAGTGTTCGAATTGCATCGGTGCACTTACTTTGTTCAGATTCACCATTTAAATCATTTCGAACGGTCATGTCCAAGCGCATAAAAACATATGAAAAAAAGCGCATATATTGAAGATGGCGGTGTATCAATTAGCCCTCACCGAGCAGATCGCTTTTAGTAGGCAATTTTGGCACGACATCGACGAGCCATGTGGGTGCGCGTCGAAATGTGGGTGTGCGTCTAAACGTCGCGAGCGATACCACGAAGAGCCACGACCATCGCCGACCGCCAATCCATCCCATAAGAGAGCCGCATCGACGACCTCCGATGCCCAGCCTGGCGTCTGTCGAAACGCATAGTCAGTAGGCCAAGTGGCGAGCCCCAATCGTCGCCCCTTTCAGGCCTCGGGTAAGACACGCATGAAACCGTAGATAAGAACAATCGATGAGGACAAAAGCAATGATTTGGGCATGTTGGTTCCCAAATCGACTCTAATGGTCCGTTTGATTACCTTCTTCGGGGACTTTTAGTTCGAAAGTTTACGCTCCCCAAACGAAGATTTTGGAAGGTCGGACAAACATTTCAGAACGTGTTTTCGACGCACTTTTTCAACGATTCGTTTCCCAAATACAGTATCACCCTTGAAAAGTGCTTCGAAAATGCCTTCTGAAATGTCGGTTCGGCCGTCCAAAATCTTCGTTTGGGGAGCATAAAGCTCTCCGAAAACACAGTCGGAAGTTGAAGACTCGGAACGGTGCGTTCGGGCTTCCTGGACTCTTCATCTGGTGAGTATGACAGACACATCGTCATGCTATCATCCTCTTGTGAGTATGACAGGCACATCGTCATGCTATCATCCTCTTGTGAGTATGACAGACACATCGTCATGCTATCATCATCTTGTGAGTTCGACAGACACATCGTCATGCTATCATCATCTTGTGAGTATGACAGACGCATCGTCATCTTGTCAGTTCGACAGACACATCGTCATGCTATCATCATCTTGTGAGTATGACAGACAAATCATCTTGTGAGTTCTACAGAAACATCATCATCTTGTGAGTTCGACAGACACATCATCATGTGAGTTCGACAGACACATCGTCATGCTATCATCATCTTGTGAGTATGACAGACACATCGTCATGCTTATCATCATCTTGTGAGTATGACAGACACATCATCTTGTGAGTTCTACAGAAACATCATCATCTTGTGAGTTCGACAGACACATCATCATGTGAGTTCGACAGACACATCGTCATGCTATCATCATCTTGTGAGTATGACAGAAACATCGTCATGCTATCATCATCTTGTGAGTTCGACAGACACATCATCTTGTGAGTATGACAGACACATCGTCATGCGCTATCATCATCCTGTTACTTTGACACACAAACATCATCATGCTGGCATTTCCACTGGCACATCGTCATGCTATCATCATCTTGTTGGTTCGTCAGACACATCGTCATGCTATCATCATCTTGTGACTCGAGTTGAGTTTATTAGCCAGGACTCTGTTAGCACATTACCGGGCTAACAGAGTTCGACGGACACATCGTCATTGACTCCGACTCATGTTCCTAGCATCGACCAAAAAATTGCGCATTGTTTTGGTCGCAACACGGCGAGTCATGCTAGCACAAATGAGATGTCGACTAACGCACGCCCCTTTAACACGGCTAGCACGCACGCCCCTTTAACACGGCTCGCACGCACGCCCCTTTAACACGTTTGTTCCGATGCTCCTCTGACACCAACCATCAAGTCTCGGTCGAATGTTGCATGAAAATCGTAGATAAGAGCAATCGACCGGGGGACAGCAAAAGCGATGTAAAACGCATGCATGGCACTTTTAACGGACCATCATCATGTTGCGGCTCCAAACGAAGATTGGGAGATCTCATTTCGGAAAAAGCGCCATATAAACAAACATGCGAAGAAATCAGAATCGACAGGTCGTCGGTGAGAGTTCGAGTGTGGTCGAAAAACAAACTCAGACTGATTGGACCGAGATGACCGAACCGATGTCGCTTGGTGCGTACATGAATCGGCACGTGAGGTATTTTCCCCACACACTGAGCAAGTCTCTCGCTGTCAATCTTACCCAATTCATCGAGAGGCGTGAATACTACGCTTCTCAACTGAGCGGAGAATTATTGAGTGTTCGCCAATACTACGCTGCGCAACTAGACCAAACCCAGTCTAGGCGAGCGTCCACACAGCTGATTGCGAGGCCAATCCTGGTCTATCCAGAGCGTCTAGAGCGTGAGTGGGCGGGCGACGTGGAGTATGAGCACACGATTGACGTCCCGAGATGGATCACGGAGAACGTCGTCCGTGAACTGCGACAGAGCATCGACGACGTGGCCGAAATTTGGGTTGATTTTCAACTCGGCGATTTGCGTAACTGGAGTGGACGTGGGTTTGTTCACAGGTTCCATCACAACCCCATCTACCCCGTCATAACCATCGTCACCCACGACCGATGTTTCGCTCAGCTGTGTTACTCGGGATTTTATATTACCATCGAGACAACAGCCTTCTACGGTAAGTTCTACCGTGACATTTGCCACACGGGAGAGTATCCGGACTTTCGGAGCATGCACCGAATGCACTCCGCGGACGACGCGCTCATTGTGCGCACATCGGGCGATATGCACATTTACCAGCGTCTTGGGATGATGGACGACGATGAAACTATTTCTTTCGGTCGAGAAGTTTATGCTCCCCAAACGAAGATTTTGGAAGGAGGAACAAAAGATGAAATCCGGATTTTCGACGGACTTTTCAATGGAACATGGCCCAAATTGAGTACTCACGCCCTTGAAAAGTGCTTTGACAATCATCATTTCCTCTTTTGTTCCTCCTTCCAAAATCTTCGTTTGGGATGGGGTAAAGTTGCCCAAACGGGCCACTTGTCGGATAGGACCGCACCCATGGCACATTTCTGGGCTCAAGTTGACGATGGGCCGCATGTTGCGAGAAATCAACGCACCTTGAATTCCTCGAATTCGGAATCCATTCCCCCCCAAAGAAAGGGGTATGACGTGGTACAGTGGTGGAATCCCGACGGGACTCGTAGTCCCCCTGCCTTTCAAAAAACTACACATTCAAAAGGAGTTGTTCCTCACAACCATCTTGTTGAATTTTGCCTTCACATGCAACGACGCTCCAACCATCGAGTTCTACGGGTCGTATGGTTTTATCCTAGCACTGATCACACGATTGGACAAACAAAACGCGATGGTCGAAGCAAAACGACGAGCCATCGTCAAGGCATCTGCGGTAGAGCGAATGCGGACGAGAGCGGACGGAAGGGAAGGCTCGATGGTGTGGTCCGAAACCATGGGCCGGTTGTATGGAACGTCCCATCGCCCGCCCTTCCCAAACTACGACGCGTGCATGACATCGACCGATTACCCATCGAGCGAGCAACTGTACCACCTGGCGAATGGGATGGAACTCAATCCGCCACGTGGAAAACGGGGCGACCCCGAATGGCGACGAGCGATGTACAGGCTACTGACGGGCGCATCTCCGGGACAACCTAAAGAGTCCGTGTAGAGCCACGCTGCACAATCCATTCAGACTCAAGTTCAGACTCTTCAGAGTGTGGTTTCGACGCACTTTTGGCCTGACTTGGGTCGACATCACAACATGGCGATAGCCTGATGATGTGTCTCAACTTAGACTCTCAATTGTTGGTCGAAAATCACAACATGATGGAACTTGGCCCGATTGTCGAATTCTATCCCTCCCAAACGAAGATGTTGGAAGGAGGAACAAAAGATGCAATCCGGATTTCGAAGGAAGCACTTTTCCAGGGTGTGAGTACTCTATTTGGGCTACGAATCGTTGAAAAGTCAGTCGAAAATAGGGATTTCCTCTTTTGTTCCTCCTTCCCAAATCTTCGTTTGGGGAGCATGAAGTTGTTCGTGAGGGGTAGCGACGTGAGCAAGAGCCGTGATTCTGGCTGACACGACAAGATAATGATGCATGATGATGATGTCAATGACGTTGGTCACGAGACCATCCTTGTCCTTCAGACGATCGATCGTCGACGTTTTCTCACGAGTCTTATCTTGCGCGTTCGACAGACATATCTTCATGTTGCAATGTCGCACCCCACCCCTGGCACCGTCGGTCGATGGGATCGTATTCGCTGATTTATGAGAACGCGTTCGCAACATTAGACAAACGCCGATGCCGGTCGAGATGAGGCGCCTCGTCTCCAGCGCGTCGAGTTCGCCCCCCGTGTACTGCTGTGGCGCCTGCTACGACGTCGCGGTCCGTGACGATGCGACGCTCGAAGCGCAGTTCCAAGTCGACTCCACCCCGTTGCTCTTCACGATGAGCGAGTCGCTCCATCGACCGTATCCCATCTACACGCAGTGCGTCATCTGCGACCGTTACGTGTTTCGAATGGTCGACGAGGTCGATATAGTCACGCGCATCCTCGCCGCAGTACGAGCGCGCGAAAAGAGTCGCAGTCTACACGCTGCGCTGCAGTCGCAGCCTTCGTGGATTTTCCACGGGATGGCGAGCGAATTTCGCACCACCCTGGCGACTCTCCTCCTCCACGCCGACGCGACCTTGGACGTAGATGCGCTGATGACGCACATCCACTCGCTCCAAGGCATTCCGTCACGAGAGACCATCCGCTGCAAGATGCTGATGCACTTTGCGTGGAACGCGTGCGACGCGACCGACTCGCCATGCGACGCCACCTACTCGCCATTCGACGCCACCTACTCGCCGTGCGACGCGACCGACTCGCCGTGCGACGCGACGTGACCCTGCATGTGTCCGTGTGGGACGGTGTGGGCCGTGTGGCACGGCGGCGTGGGCATGTTTTCATCGGAGGTCCGTTGCAACCTCGCCTACACGGCCCGTTGGAGCTATCTTAAAGGTCGAGTGGCATGTAACAAGAAGATGACATCGACGACGGCTGATGGTGGCGCTGCATACGCGTTCAAGGTCATCATCGTGGGGGACTCGAACGTCGGCAAAACATCCATCGTCCATCGGTTTCTGTACGCCGAACGGCCACCGCACGTGCACCTGACCGTCGGCGTCGACTTTGGGATTCGTAACGTCGCCGTCGGCGACGTTCGCATCAAACTACAACTCTGGGACACGGCCGGGCAGGAAATGTACCGGTCGATCGCATCGGCGTATTACCGGAATTCGGCGGGATGCATCGCCATGTTCGACTTGACCAACCAGCGCTCGTTCCAATCGTTGCATCAATGGATCGCCGACATTGGCCACGCGGCCCCCGGTGCACGGTGCATCGTGGTCGGGAACAAGAAGGACCTGTCCGACAAACGGGTCGTGGATGCGACCACCGCTAGGGCGCTGGCGTCGTCGTTCGGCGCCGAGTACGCAGAAACCAGCGTCTGCGATGGTAGAAGCGTGAACCACATTTTTCAGACGCTCACGGCGCGCATCTACGCAGAGCTCGTCGTTCCGACCGACGCGACGTCGAGCGTAGGTGGCATTACGATTCTCCGCCCTCCGCCCGTCAGCCACAAGGGTCGGTCGTGTCAGTGCAAAGGGTAAATGGAACAAAGGATGGGGAACATTCGGAACTTTACTTTCAGGCGCTTTTTTCCGACCCAGGTCATTTATGCTCCCCAAACGAAGATTTTGGAAGGCCGGACGAACTTTATCCCTCCCAAACGAAGATTTTGGAAGGTCGGAGAAACATTTCAGAGTGCGTTTTCGAAGCACTTTTCAACGTTGTGTAGCCCAAATAGTGTACTCACACCCCTTAAAAGTGCTTCGAAAACGCACTCTGAAATGTTTCTCCGACCTTCCAAAATCTTCGTTTGGGGAGCATATCATTGCTTTTGTGGTTATCGTCACGAACGTATCAGTTAGGACGCTTTTTTTAAACACATTCAAAGGTGTGACTCCGAGTCACCGTGTGAGAACTCTATTTGAGGTGCTTCGAAAAAGCGTTCTGAACGGTTGGTTCGACCTTCAATCTTCGCTTGGGGGAGCATAAAGATTAACTAATGGTATCAGAAATCGACTCTTTAATCGAGTAAACACGAACTGTTCACACACTTGAAAATGAGGTAGAAAACTCCGCGAAAACTCCGCGAAAACTCCGCGAAAACTCCGCGAAAACTCCGCATTTCTTCGTTCGTTCCACCTTCCCAACCCTTCATTTTGCAGCCATAAAATCAATAATTATCCTAGTGGCGCTTCACGGGTGAAAATGGAACGTTAACAGGGATGAATAACGTGTGAGTACCTGATCTGGGCTACGAAACGTTGAAGGTGCTTCGAAAACGCATTCTGAAAGGTCTACAAAAGGACCTTGAAAATTTTACACCTCCCAAACGAAGATTTTGGAAGGTGGAACAAGAAATGAATGCGGATGTTCGATGCACTTTCAAAAGTTTCAAGGTCGTGTGTACTCTATTTGGGCCACTAAGTGATGCCAACCACGCTAGTGGATTGGACGAGGCTCTACCGGGACTGTGGACTACGGAGGACCGAAGAGTACCGGTTCCTTTTCCGGAAAGAAAACTGCTCTGGAAATAGCTGGGTCGTGCGACCGATTGGACGCTGCTTGAGAATCGCAATCGGACCGACCGCCTTCCCAGGCAGATTTTGGCGACCCACCCACCTCTCCCGTAGAGTAATAGGGGCGTATCGATGGAGACGCCCGGCGGCGGCCGGACGTCGACGTGAACTGCCAGGACCGGGGCGTTGTGAGCCCGGTCCATCCGGCGCTTTTGTATGAGCGGACGTGCAGCGCCGGGACCGCAGGCGGAGCTGCGGCGTGGCTCTTTGGTGGGCAGCGGCCCTGATCGCCATTATAATCGCGCCTCGGCGCGCTTGTGCTAAGTCCCGGTACCACTGAGGCCGGCCGCGTCGGAGGGAGAGGGAACAGGCCCGGTAGAGCCATTGAAAAGTCCATCGAACGTCCACATTTCATCTGTTGTTCCACCCTCAAAAATCAAAATCTTCGTTTGGGGAGCATAAGTTTCCGAAATGAGTCGCAACTAGGGAACATGTGTTCCAAATGTTGGATCTAGGGGGTCTACGCCCCTGTCAATATCTATCTGAGAAAAGATGCGCATGCTGTTATCTAGTAGTGGGTAAAACTGGAACCCTAGGTCCTTGGTGATCCAGGCTGCACTGTGGAATTGCCAATCTTGATAGCCTGGTGCATGCGGGTCGTCTATGTTGCTGACCGTGTTCGTATAGCATTCATGATAACTGCTGATACGATCCATCAAGTGCGTAGGCCCAATCCAAAAAATATCTTCCACGCGGGTCATGCCATGTCTGGGCCAAATGTCGTAGTTATCGCCAAACAGGAACATGTTTTCATTCTTGACCTGTGCAAGATCATCTACTAGCTTTTTGCGTGCATCAAATACGATGTCTGGGCGCATGCGCACTGTATAGTCATAGTCGATACCATTTTTAGCCGCATAGTCCATTTTGAGTTTGTTGGCTTCATAGAGGCTCTGCCACATACTGACGTACCACTTGCATGTAATGGGGTTAAATCTACGACCGCCCCAGGTGCTTTTCGTATTTTGTAAGTTGTATTCTTCTACTACCATCACACGTGGATTGTATGCTTTGTGAAACGCAGCAAAGCGGTCTTTATCTGCGACTGGCCGTGCATCATGCCATTCTTTATCTGTGCTTACTGCCCCCAAGCGATTCGCATATCCAGTCCCCTGGGTTTCAATGTCCCAGGTATGGACGAAAATGTCACATTGTGGTAATAGGTCGCCGATGTAGCGTAGGATGTTTGGCGCGACCACAACGCCTGTGCGGATCTGGCCGCTGAAACAAACAGCGACTCTCATGTAACATTCCATTTTAAAAATAACTGCCGCAAACGCATGGACGTTTTCCAAGCCCTTTTCAAGGGCGTGAGTACTATATTTGGGCTACGAATCGTTGAAAAGTGCTTGGAAAACGCATTCGAAAAGGATGGGACCGGCCTTCCAACATCTTCGTTTGGGGAGCATAAAATGATTTGCTGGAATAACGAACAGAGCGTTGCGTGTGTGTGCGCGCGCTCAACCGAACGAACAGCGCGAGGGGGGTGAATCGTGTAAGCACGATGAATCTAATAGCAGGCGCACGGATGAAAGTCCCTTCCCTAATTCGTGGGTGCGAAATTTATGCTCCCCAAACGAAGATGTTGGAAGGACGAACCAATTTCAGCGATTCGTAGCCCAAATATAGTACTCACGCCCTTGAAAGTGCTTCGGACCATTGTGGCGAACCAAAAAGTCGCACTTTCAGCCCTCGGTCGAAATGAATATAAAAACGTAGATAAGAACAATCGATAATAACAAAAGCAATGATTTGGGAACGCTCATGAAAAGGCCATGAAAAGGGAATTATAGTCACTTGGATGCATTGAAACTTCCAAATTATTGCTTTTGTTATTATCGATTGTTCTTATCTATGTTTTTGATACCACTTTCGACCGAGGGCTGAAAGTGCGCATTTTTTTTGTTCGCTACATGCCAGCGTATCGATTTGTTCGTTTCTACGTTTTCACGCCACGTTAGGACCCCGGTCGAACGTGCGACTTTTTTCCTCACCGGTGAGTTCCCACAGGCGCACGCGTTGCCACGCCACTACACATCGGATATGGGCTCGTCGACGCAGTCGACCCAGTCGATGTCGACCACGCTGGGGGTTTCGTACGGCGATGACGGTGGCGCCGCTCCACTCGTCTCCCGGTGGGTCGTCAGCACGTCGCCGTAGTCAAATACAAAGGCATCGATGTAGTCGCGCATGGTGCGCTTGCTACGCACCGCGTGAAAAAGACTCTCGATTTTATTGCACACATAACTCACGAGGTCCTCGGATCCAACCCAGCACAACCCAGGTACTGGCTTGACGACGAGGGTGAAGGGCGTGAGCACGTACCAGTCGTCGTGCATGATGATGTGCGAGCAATCGGCGAGGCAGTGAGTCGGGTGGGTGTAGTACAGGGGAAGACCAAACGTCACGCAGAACACGTCGGGTAGGTCGGTCGCGTGGAGGTTGCAGCACGCGAGTATCCGTTGCACGCAGACGGACGTGCAATATGCGACGATGGCGCTCTGATGGAACCCACACAACACCACGCCGCGGATCGTGGCGTGTGCCTTGCGTTGCTCGATGACCGCGCCGATCGCACGGTTGATGGGGTCGATCAGACTCTCGGGGGCTCGCACGGTCGGTCCAAATCGAGCGTCGTGGACGGGGACGATGGTCTCGTTATGGTCGCTCTCCTCGGCGTCGGTGTGTACTGTGTCGGTGTGTACCGCGTAAAAAAGCAACATGGTGGAGGGTTCGATGTATATTTGGGTCTCTTGCTTTTTCTGCGCCAAGAAGCACAGTTTCGCACACAGGTCGACGCGATCGATGGCGACGAGCGACGTCAGCATTTATATTAGGGATAAATTAACTCGCTGGATCATGACAGCGTGAGTTGCTACGCGTCCACGCACCGCGTCCAAGCACACAAACGCAAATGCGAGTCATCGTGATACGGTGATACGCTTCGTCTCAAGACTTGCCCCAACACCGGGCTGGTGGTGTGACGATGGATGACATAAGAAGAAGAGTCTCACATTTCTCACATTCGATGTATTCTACGAGCTTAATCGTTCGCCACCGTGCGTTTCGAACCATTCGTCTTCGTTTCCACACATCGTCGTATCCTAGCGTGAAAGTTGTCCACCAGTTCACAGCTCACGCGAGTGGCGTCGGTCGGATGTCGCCGCAGCCAGCGACGAATGCCCGTTCCACTCGCTTGGCGGTGGCTCTGTCGAACGCCTTCGACCAGAAACAGCAGCTCATTCCGCAATGCGAACCAGCCTTGCAAGTAGCGGACGAATTCGGGCAGGTCCCGCTGGCGGTGCATGTACTGCATGCGCTGCGGAAGGAACGTAAAGAATCCGATGGGCGAGGTCAGCTTGTCCCACGCGTGCAGTTCGGCGTCCGTGCAACGGTCCACGGACTCCACGGACTCCACGGACTCGACGCCACCCGCGTCGCCACCGATCGACTGGAACAAGTCGGAGACGACGGTGGTTCGTTCGTTCGTCTGTAGTTGCATCACATTGACGTGCGCCTCATAAGCGGCCAGCTCGTCGTCGACCAGATATTCGAGGTGCCCCACTTGGCACCACTCCCACTCGACATTCTGCGAGGCTAGGTCTAGTTGCTCGCGTATCAACTCGCGCGACTGGCGGTCGGTTTCCGCCGCGTACCGCGCACGCAGTTGGAGTAGCTCTTGCTCGAACCGTGGAATGCCCCGGCACACGTCGTCGATGTTATCGCGGAGGTCGGCGATGCGTCGTTCGATGCAGGCGGTGCTCCAGTGGCCATCCACCCACGTCGCGGTCTCGTCCATCGTGTTGGGATGGACTTCGTAATGACACTGCTGGATGGCCTCGACCGCCGAGCGTACCAGTCGGTCGACGCCGCTTGAGCGAGGTAAGGCGTTCGTCTCGACGACGTGCCGACAAAACGGACACGATACGCCGCACGACTCTCGAGAGACGACCGCGTGGACGTCGACGGTGGCCATTTCGACCAGTCGCCGCATGAGCGCCGCGTGGCACGAAACGCACCATCGACCGACGCACACGGCGCACTCGACCGCATCGACGGCGCAGTGTAAGCAAAGGGGACAACGCATCGTCTCCGTCGTCGATAAGCGATGACTAGCGGGTTTTTAAATCATTTGGATGGTCGGTGCAGGCGCCTGGCCAGTGGTAACAGTGTGGCGAGCCAAAAAGTCGCAGGATGCTATGAACTTTATGCTCCCCAAACGAAGATTTTGGAAGGCCGAACAAACATTTCAGAATGCGTTTTCGAAGCACTTCCAACGTTTTGTAGCCCAATTCCAAGAAGTTATCATGTACTCACGCCCTTGAAAAGTGCTTCGAAAACACGTTCTGATATGTTTGTTCGGCCTTCCAAAATCTTCGTTTGGGAGGGTAAACTTTGCAAGATGGTTACAAAAGATAGTAGCTGTTAGCCCGGTGCGGTGCTAACATGGCCGCGGGTGAGCGGAGGTCCGTGTAGGTGAAGCCCTTGAGGTCGGAGTAGCCGAAGTGAATATCAATAAAGGTCCATGATGATCAATCTGTGAGATGAGGATAAGTGGGTCAACCCCACTGAAGCACTCTCCTAGTGTCCTAGTCAGTAATCTACCAGAGTACTGGCCAATAGTAGCAATATGCGATGTGTCGGTTTTTCTGGGATATGTTGGTTTTTCTGGGATGCTATGATCTTTTGTAACTTTGCAAGATGATACAAAAGATAGCAGCATGTGATGTGTCGGTTTTTCTGGGATATGTCGGGTTTTTTGGGATGCTATGATCTTTTGTAACTTTGCAAGATGATACAAAAGATAGCAGCATGTGATGTGTCGGTTTTGTCGGGTTTTTTCTGGTTGGTTTTTCTGGGATGCTATGATCTTTTGTAACAACTTTATGGCTCCCAAACGAAGATTTTGGAACGAGGAACAAAAGATGAAATGAGGATTTTCGAAGCACTTTTCAATGGTTCATGGCCCAAATTGAGTACTCACGCCCTTGAAAAGTGCTTCGAAAATCCGCATTTCATCTTTTGTTCATCCTTCCAAAATCTTCGTTTGGGGAGCATAAAATGGTCGTTCAGACTTAAAAGTCGTCCATGCCTCTCAAACGAAGATTTTGAAAGACAGAACAAAACTCGTAATGTTATTCTCCCCCAAACGAAAATTTTGGAAAGACGAACAAAAGAAATGCGAATTTTAGAAGCACTTTTCAATGGTGTGAGTACTCGATTTGGGCCACGAACCATTGAACAGTCAATTCGAAAATTCGCATTTCATCTTTTGTTTCTCCTTCCCCAAACTTCGTTTGGGGAGCATAAATGTGCACATTACGAGTGCGGAAAAATCTCACATGGGCGCAAAGATTCCATCAAACGTCCCTCGGTAGACCTCTGTACAATGATGCGCGATTTGCTTGTGTAGCTCGTTCCAAGTGAGGCGCGGGCGTCGACCCTGACGCGTCTGATCGGCAAACGTCTGCGCCTTGCTCACCTGGATGCGCATCCACTCTTCCGACGTCCTCTTGATCGGGATGCGGTACAGCACGAGCTGATCGTCCAGCCAGTCGCGCGCGTCGAGAAAGTAGATGACGTCCCACTCGGACGAGGGCGTGAACGACAACGGCCCGTCGCTGGTGAAGCACTTGCACTCTTGCTTTCCTTCGAGGCGAGAATGCAGATCGCCTTGCCCGCAGTCCCACCGCGAGGTCGGATCGTTGCGTTTATTCTGGATGATAAACTTGACGATGTTCTCGCTGATGTCCTCGGGGATCGATGGTAATCGCACTTTGACGCCCATGCTTTGTGTGGACTCTTTCCGACTGAGCACGTACGCCTTGTGAAGTGCGTACTGACGTTTGACCATGTCTTGGTCGTACGCGTCTGGCTTGATCATCTCGATGGTTGAGCCACGCGTAGGTAGGGTGCTCGCATCACACGCTCGTTTATTATGACCATCCTGATTGCACAATGAGCACCGCATGGCATTGAAATGAGTGTGCAAATGGTTAAATCATTTTTGCGAGAATGTCCCGTGTTGTTGCGCGAACGATTAGGCATCCGGTTCGAACTCGCCCATTTGAATAGTATCTCTCAAGAAGAAGAGCCTTGTGTGGAGAGGTTGGAACGACGAAAAAGCGTTCGAATGGGCGTTTTGCACCAGACGTGTGACCCACTCACTCATCTGATTTTTCCCAACTATTTCACGGGTGTGAGTACTCGATTTGGGCTACGATTGTATAGCATGATGATGTGTCTGTCGAACCCGAGACATGATAGCATGATGATGTGGTCGTGTTAAAGGGCGTGCATGCCAGCCGTGTTAAAGGGAGTGCATGCCAGCTGTGTTAAAGGGCGTGCATGCCAGCCGTGTTAAAGGGAGTGCATGCCTAATGGGCCACGATAGCATGATGATGTGAATGTCGAACTCACAAGATAATCGGATGATGTGTCGCCTAACACACTACATGATAATATAATAGCATGATGTGTCTGTCGATTAAGTGTCGAACCAACAGTTACCCACTACATGATAGCATGATGTGGTCGTGTTAAAGGGCATACGTTCCAGCAGTTTTGACGGGTATGCATGAAAGCGCAGTTTTGACGGGTATGCATGAAAGCGCCGTGTTAAAGGGTGTGCGTTTCAGCCGTGTTAAAGGGTGTGCGTTTCAGCCGTGTTAAAGGGTGTGCGTTTCAGCCGTGTTAAAGGGTGTGCGTTTCAGCCGTGTTAAAGGGCGTGCATGCCAATTTGAACTGCCAACTGGGCCAAGATAGCATGATGAATCATTGATGATGTGCATGTCTAAACTCACAAGAGATGGTCACTGTTCGTATGCAGAACTCATTACATAATAATGTGATAGCATGATGATGTGGTCGTGTGAAAGAGCGTGTGCACCAGTCGTGTGAAAGCGTGTGCACCAGTCGTGTGAAAGAGCGTGTGCACCAGTCGTGTGAAAGAGCGTGTGCGCCAGTCGTGTGAAAGAGCGTGTGCGCCAGTCGTGTGAAAGAG